ACGGCACTGCGCAGGGCACCGTCCACGGCATCGCGCACGGCATCGCCCACGGCACTGCGCACGGCACCGCCCACGGCACCACCCACGGCACTGCGCACGGCACCGCCCACGGCACCGCGCACGGCACTGCGCACGGCACTGCTCACAGCATCGCGCACGGCATCGCGCACGGCGCCGCCCACGGCACTGTCCACGGCACTTTCCACAGCACTGCGCGCGGCATCGCTCACGGCACGCGCGTTTTTCGATTCCGCCTTATGGCCACCGATCAGCCGGTTCTGGGCCAACGCCGCATAGCAGACCGCGCTTATTGCCGCGCTGATCGGACACGGCAGCCAGATCACGCGCGGCTCTTTGAGCTTGGCAAGCCGGTAAAGCCCTGCGATAGCCCGCTCGGCTCGCTCGCGATCCGCTGGCGCTGTCGATAGGCCAATGTCAGTCCACTTGCGGACAAATTCCGGAAATCGGGCTTCCTGTGCGGGCGTCAGCCTCGTGATCTTCATCGATCTATCTCACTCTTCAATGCACGCCATTGAGGCGCACGTTTCGCTTTCGTTGCTCGGTAGCTTCGTAGGCCCGCTTCACCGCCTTGGCGACGGCGCGGAAGGGGTCGCTGCATTGTCGCGGCAGCGCGCCTTCCTCCCATCACGCTGGCGCAGATACCAAGTTGACCGGCTCATCCCGAGCGCGAGCCACGGCTTTGTCGCCACCAGCGTCTTGGCGCGATCCTCGACTCGGGGACGACCTTGCTTGTGTTTGGCCTCGCGCGGGCCGGGCGCTACGCCGGCCGTTCCGATCCTAGACTCACCCCTCGGCCGGGATGGCGGACGCTCGCCATTGCGAACCCTATGGGCCTTGGCGTCGCGAGTGGATTGGCCTAGGGCTTCGAGTACGGAACCCTTCTTATCGATAGCGGGTCTGCTTCCCCCGCCGCCGCGCGAGTTCTTGGCGCTGGCACATAAACCGTAGTGCCGCTCACCGCACAGTCTGCATTTCGGTGCATCCATTCGGACAGTTATAGGACGGTTTTTGGACTGTTGTCTAGGGGCAAAATTCCCTTGACGGGGCTAGGCAGCCCTCTGTCAGCGCGGGAGAAGGGCATCCGAATCGTTTGCCATGGGGATCAGGCAGGTTCAGGCGCGTTTTCCTGGGCCAGTCGCGCCATGGCAAGCTCGTGCTGCCGATCAGCAAGACCCTGAATCGCCTCATGCCGGCGCCCGACGAGGCCCTGGATGAACTGATGAGTGCGATCAGCAGCGCCTTCGGCCGTTTGGTGGGTTCTGTTCGCGAGCCCCTGTTGTGCAGCGTTGTGTCCTGCCATTGACGCCAGCATCAGACGGTGCGCGCGATCTGCGGTGCGGTGCTGGCTGTCGCTGGCCAGTTTTGCCGCGCTGGCGCGCTCGATCGCATCGCGGTCCGCCTGGTGAATCACCAGTTCGCGCGACACGCCCAAGGCCGCAATCCGCTCCTTGGTGCTGAGTTCGTTACGCTTGGTGATGGCCTGAATCGCGGTATCGCGCGCCGAGTTCTGAGCCTTGACGGCAGCCTCCTGCGCCCGTGTCTGACTTTCGGTCAGTCGCGCCTGCGCCGCGATCATCGTGGCCTGCGCCGTCATTGCCTCTGGGTTCGGCGGCTCCGCCCCTGGAGCAGCCGGTGGCTTGAACAGCGTGTCGGCGTCGTCGATGCCCATGACCTGGAGCGCCCGCTTGTCGACCGCATTGAGGTCCATGCTCTGGTTTGACATCGCCAGTTGCCGCAGCGCCACCGCCTTGAGGTAGCGTTCGGTCTGGCTGGAGGTGTTCGGATCGGCGCGCGGCACAAGCTCGCAGTCGGCCAGCGCCGCCAGAAACATCTCGCGATGCCGCTCCTCGGCATCCTTCTGCGCGTCGACCAACGGCTGTTGTCCGGAGAGCCTGAGCAGCGTCTTGAGCACCATGCTCTTTTTCTTGTTGTGGCGCCACAGCGCTTCCGGGTCCTCCATCAGGAGTCCCTTGAGCATGTCGAACTCTTGCCCCTGTGCCCACAGCATCCGCTTGTGTACGGCAGAGATCAACTTGGTCGCCTGCTCGATCATGGCGAGCGTTGTGCCGACCGGCGCATCTTGGCGCCCTTCCCCGACCTGCATTTCCGTCGTTCCACCGACGCGCTGCGCCGTCTCCACGACGTTGTCGATCAATTGAATGAAGACCGCACTGGGGTCCTTGTACGGCAGCGGCATGATCGAAGCGCGGATGTCGGCCCCAGTCGTGTCGATCGGCATGCCGCCGCCGGGTGGGATGCGGAACTGATTGCTGAGCTGCTTGGACAGAGACTTGAGATACAGGAATCCAGGAAAGTTCGAGTACATGCCGGAATCCAGCATGAGCCGCCACGCTGCGGTCACCGCCTTGGTGGCATTGCCGAGGATGTTGAGCAGCCCGATGCCGTAGAACCCGAGCCCCGGAATGAAGACGTAGGCGATGATCCGGTTGCGCGGCATGCAATACAAATCGTCCTCATCCCAGTTGCGCCGGATTTCCAGGATGCGCCGCGCATCCTTGTCGATCACCACCTTGTACGGCAACGGTAGTCCGGTTTCCTCGCCGTCAAGCGTATGCTCGAATCCCGGAACCTCGATCTCGCAATAGCATTCGTAGAGTTCGCGCTCCTGGTCCGCTGGCTCGACCGAGGTCGGCGCCGCGATCCCCTGGATTTGGTCGATCTTGGTGTCGACCGCGTCTTTGTTGGCGGGGAGACCAGGGACCGGCAGATCGATGTTGCGATAGGCCCCAAGCAACTGCATCCGCTTGAGAACGCTCGGGCGCATCATGATCCGGTGCGTTACGCGCCCGGCACCCTCCAGGTCGGTCGCCGCATTGGAAACAATGAGGTCGGCGGCGTCGATCGAGGCAATCACGGGGCGACGCTTGATCGGGTCGTGGTAGCCCTTCTTGAAGGAGATTCCAGAGAACCCGAGCATCAACAGCATGCGGTCCGTGTCGGGATAATACTCGGTGGCGGTCTTGGTCAGGTAGCGATTGAGGTCTTTTTCCAGCGCCGTCGCCAGCGCATCGGCCAGCGCGTTGCCTTCGCCGTCGTTGCGCACCTTCACGGGACCGTCAGCCGGCAAAAGTTCGCCGCGCGCATTGGCCTGGAACCGCAACACCGCTTCCAGCAACAAAGGATGGTCGACCGTCGAGGTGCCTTCGGCGGGTGCCGCACCGCTCGCCGCAGCCCCTCGTGGATTCTTGATTTCAAGGCCCAGCAGCGACAGGCCGGCGCTCATGTTTTCGAGCCATGCGGTGCGGGTCTGCAAATCCTGCTCGATCCCCAAGAGGATACGTTCGGCCAGGACGCTCAAGTCGCTTTCGGTCAACTCCTCGGCAAGGTTGTCCTCGTGCTCGCTATCCTTCTGGACCCGCGGCGGCGGTCCCCAGGTGATCTGGACGCTACCGTCCTCCAGATCGATCTGTGTGGTGCCGGTGGCGCCATCGAAGACGGCGTCGCCGTCATCGCTGACCGTGATGACGATGTCCTCGGCCGGCGACAGGGTGCGAGCGAGCGGATAGACGTTAGCCATCAGTCCCCAGCCTTCGTGGTTTTGAACTTCCCGCGAATCGCCTTGGCATAGTGCCCTCCCTTGGAGGACGCCGCCATCAGGTCATCATACACCGATTGGGGGACGTCGGCATGGTGGTAGGTGGACCCGTTCTTAAACTCTACGACCAGGAGGCCGTTCTCGTAGCCGATTTTGGCGACGTTGCTCGATTTGACCGCGTGCATGTCCATGGTGGTCACCTGCCTTTTTTGAAAAGCTCCGTGGCTGTAGGCAAATCGACCCACAACCCGTAATTCCAAATGTGATTCCCCCCGCCGGCAAATCATCGTGGTTCGGAATTGCTTCCAGCAGCCGCTCTTCCAATTCCGGATCGGACAAGGCATCGTCAAGTAGGGATGGGGCTGGAGCCAAATTCCCCGCAGTATGTGCCCATCACAGCGTCCCCGGCACGATCCAGTCGCAATCAGTGATGGCGCCGTGGCCGAACATTCCATGCCTATCCGGTTGACGCACACAGTTGCCCATGACCCACTACCCCTTGTGTTGCTCATGACCGCGCCATTCCATCACATCTTCCGGGTGAAGCCCCCAAAGCGACGGGTCAGGTGGCGATACATTGAAAACGGGACACGGCCGAGCCACGGGCGGCTCGTCATCATGCGCGATAGAACTGAGTCCGACGCGCCGTCGCGCGAGATCGACCATTTTCGGGTCAACGTCCCCCGCGAGGAACCGACGCCCGGTTATCCGCGCGGCCTCTGCAAGCGTCCCGCTACCGCAGAACGGATCAAGGGCGAGGTCGCCGGGGTCGGAAGAACTGCTTATTGCCCGCTCGTAGAGAAGCACCGGCTTTTCGGCGGGCATTCGCAGGCGTTCATGCGGCACGCGCGCCGCAGACCAGATATTCGGCCACCTTTTCCCGCGAAGAGCGTGCCGGCCCTTCACAACGAACATGATGAGTTCATGCCGAAAGCCGAAATTTCCCGTCAAATCCCCGCTGGAATGGTTGCCCTTATCCCAAACGATCATGTTTTTGAGCGCAAGCGATGGCGGCAACTCCATCACCCAAAGCGGGTACACGTCGAAACGAGTAAAGAGATACAATGCCCCGCTATCCTTCAGCGCGCGGTCAGCGGCGCGCAAAAACGACCCGATCTGGAAATTCCAGTCGTTCGCGATTGGGGCGTGCGGGTTCTTATCCTTGTGGTGGTTCGAGTGGTACGCGATGCCGTATGGCGGGTCCGTGACAATTACCGCCGCTGTGCCGGCCCGGATCGACCCGAGAAGCGCGAGCGCGTCAGACAAAACTATATCGCTACCGACCTCGACGGATTTGTCGGGCTCAATGGCGTCGGAAAAAAGCGTGGCGTGCATCATCAATATCTAGTGGGTGTGTGCGTTAACCGGATAGGCATCGAACATTCCGAACCTGTCTGGCGGGCAGTAGCGGACGCGACCGCCGCGGTAGTGGACGTAATGCGGCCAGCGCTCGTTCATCAGCGCGAACATGCGCAGCCGATCCGACGACAGAATTTGGCCGCGGTCCAGGATTTCGCGGTACAGCACAGCTTCGAGCAGTCGTGGATCAGAGGCGAGCGCCATCACGCACCCATCCGCGCCGGGATGATGGTGGGCCGCTTCTGCGGCTCCTCCATCTGACGCATGATCCGGCTCTGGAGCATCGCGGCGCCGACGAAGATGTCACCGATCTGCGAACCCGCCCACGGCGTGGCAACGCCGGCCAGCCCGGCTACGGCCACCGCCGCGATCGAGGTGATCCGACCGGCGCGGGCCTCGGCCAGCAGTGATTCAAGAAGGTCGACCACCGGATTCGGCAGGTGGGCGCCGTTGACCATCCTATCTCTCCCTTAAAGATGAATCGTTCCGCCTTCGATGGTGAAGCCTGCCGCATTCTTGTGGCCGCCGCCACCGAATTGCCGGGCGACCTTGCTCACGTCAAAATCACCACGCGAACGCAGCGAATACTGGAAACGTCCCGACGCGATCTCAGAATAGCACGCCCCGAACTCGCCACCGCGCTCGCATAGCTCGCCTGCAACCTCGCTCGCCATGGACAAAGGCGCATTGCTGATCCAGCAGTGAATCCCCGCCAGCGTCGCTGCATAGGCGCTCCGCTTCATCTCATCGACGCGGAGCCGATAATAGCGCTGGATCGCGTGGCCTTCCGAGATCAGACTGCGCGGGCCAGCATCAATCAGGCTGTCCCACACCGTGAAATCAAACGGGTATGAGCGCAGCGCAATGGTGAACTCATCGCAATACGGTAGCTCTTTGCGCCAGAGGTCGCGGTCCTGGATGTAGTCGATGAATTTACGGCGGTCCACCGCGTGGTTGCCCACCCAACCGAGGCAAAAGCCATCGCCAATGAAATAGTCCCAAGCCATTGCCGCTCCGCTCCGGTCCATATCGAACAGAGCGAAGATCGGGCATCGCTCGCCTCTCGGCAGATAGGATGCACCAATCCAGCCCTCATATGGCGGCGGCTTCGGGAAACCGGTCAAATCCTCCTGCGCCGATTTGTGGTGGTCGAGTATCAAGATCGAATTGGCGGCACGCGCCATCCTATCCAATACCGACCGCTTGTAGCTGAAATCGACGAGGATCAGGTCACGCCCATCGGGCGGCGGCGGCTCTTGCTGGTAGACGCCAGGATAGAACTCGACATTGTCGCCGAGCGCGGCGCGGACACACCATGCCGCAGCAAAACCGTCGAGACAGTCGGCGTGATAGATGCACAGCGGCTTCATAGATACCTCGCGTTGGGGTCGATGTCGGAGAGAACAAGCTTGCCGCCACCAACACGGGCAAAATCTGGGGCGGCGAGGCTCTTCGTCACGAGCGTGACAAGCATCTTGCCCTGCGCCGACGCCTCCA